AATATATTTGGAGGTATAATCGGTAAAGTAGTTGAAAACGCCGAAGGTATACTAGATAAAGTAATAACTACAGATAAAGAAAGAGACGCGGCAAAGCTAGCAATAAAGAAGCTAATGCTTGAGGCAGAAAAAGAAGCTTTTGCAAAAGAAGTTGAAGATCGTAAATCTGCACGTGATCTATATAAAGATGATGCTATTATACAAAAAGTATTAGCAACACTGTTTACAGTAGCATACTTTGGTATTACATTTGTAATGTTTAATTACTTTGTTACAAAATCAATAGAGCTAGGTGAATTTGAAATTAGCTTTATATCAACAATATTTGGCGCTATGAGTGCTAAAGTAAATACAATAATAGACTTCTTCTTCGGTGGAAGTTCAAAGAAAAACGAACAAATAAAAGAAAAATAAAATGGGACAAAATTCAACAGAAGTAGCTTATGGCTTTGGTCAATTTGGATCTACGTTTTTAAAAGGCGATGGTGCATTTTTAGATTTAACAGCTAGCACTGCTAAGTATTATATATGTGCTGTTACAATGATAACAGACGTAACGTTTGAAGCTTTAGAAACTCTTGATGGAGGCGTTAATATGGGTATGGGTGATACTGCATTTTTTGGAACAGATGTACTAGCTATAGACAGTCATTGGAATGCTGCTGCAGCTGATACTACAAACGAAAGTAACGAAGATGCTGATCCAATTACAAGCTCAGATACTTTTCCTAAAGGACTAACAGTTTATGGAATGTGGGACAAAGTAGAGTTAAATGGCGGTTCTGCTGTAGTTTACGTTGCACCAAGACCAGATTATAGAAATAGAGCTTAATGTTAGGACTAGGCAACAGCATAACAGGTGGTGCAGCTTTAGATACGTTTGATTTATCTAGCATAAGCAGTTTACAAGCTTGGTTTAAAAAAGGCGAAGGTATTACTACTGACGGAGGCAATGTTAGCGCATGGGCAAGTCAAGTAGGTGACTTCATGTTTGGGCAAACTGTATCATCAGCACAACCTGTGCACGATGCTTCAACTGATATAATTCAATTTACACAAGCAAGACAACTTAACTTAAGAACGGCCGATAATAGTTCTAGTGCTAGCGTCACTGGTGGTACTGGTAATGCTATTACTATATGCATGGCAATGAAAGTTAATGTTGATACTACTAGCGTTAACACGCAGTTTCAAGCTGTTCTTGGACAAGCAAATACTGTAAGGGTTCAAATGTTTTTACCTGGCGACTTTTTTTACATAGGAGGAGCTAGCGGAACAATAACTATGATATTACCAAGCGGTACTTTTGCAGATGACGAAATAGCACTAGTAACTTGGACTAGTGAAGGTGGAACTAACGGGAATGGTAGATTATTTAAAAACACAAGCACTACCCAACTAAATGATCCAGACACAGGAACTACTGGCACTATAACATTAAGTCAATTTGGTAATGACGGCGCTTCAGGCGGTAGAGGTTTTTCAGGCGGAGCGATAGAGCTAGCTATATTTAACGAAGAGCTAACAGGTGATGATTTACAAAATGTATTAACAGACATAGCAACTAGAGCTGGTATATAATGAAAATATTTAAAGGAACATTAGAAGAGTGTAATGCTGCTATAGCAAATTTAAACACAGTATTAAGTTATCCTAACGACAAAGGAACGCAAACTGCTGCTGTTCCAATTGAAGAAGAAGGAACTAGCAACTATTGGTTTGCTGCAGACAAAGAACACATATACAACGCTTTAACAGAAGACGAAAAGTTAAAGGTTGTTGAAGAGTAAATATTAACTAATTAAATTAAATAAAATGGCAAAAGTAAAAACTCCTAAAAAGGATAAAATTGTAGACCTTAAACCTAAGGCAGAAAAAATTACAGACGAACAATTACAAAAAGTTCAAAACGTTGTTAATACGTTAAATAGAGCTCAATTAGAGCTAGGTATGATAGAAACTAAAAAACATAGCTTGCTACATACTATAATGACAATACAAGATCAATTAACTTTAATACAATCAGAGTTTGAAAAAGAATATGGCACAAACGATATTAATATTCAAACTGGAGAAATAAATTACGAAAATGGCGAAACTAATAAGAAAGATTAGTATAGGCAAAGATTACAAAAATGAAGCTATGCACTATGCTGTTGGACAAGAAGTTTACGGTGGTCATACTATTTGTGATATAATAGAAGAAAAAGAAAAGTATTCTGTTTATATTAGAAAAAATAAAGATGTGTTACCTTGGAAAGACTTTAATAAAAACATGGCTGTTTCAGTCGAATACAACTTAGAATATTAGAACTATGAGAAATACACCTTTGAAAGCTTTTGCGAACGGAGACAAGAAGAAAAAATCTAAAAATAAAAAAGATATAAAAAAAACGCCTCGTCAAAAATTTATAGATAAAGGAATTAGAGAAGGTACGCTTCCTGCTCCAGACACTAAAGAAAAGCTTAAGCAATTTAAGACAGCGTATTTTGACGAAAGATTTATATAGTGAAAAGTGCATACAACTTTGTAATAGAGCCTATAGGTTCAAGATATAACAATACAAAAAAAGTTGGCGATTCAGAGTTAATATTGAACACTGAAATATATAACCATCAGTTTATCAATAGACAAGCTATAGTTAAAGCTACGCCTACCGCTTTTAAAACAAAAATAAAAGTTGGTGACACTGTTATAGTACATCACAATGTATTTAGACGCTGGCACGATGTTAAAGGTAGAGAAAAAAACAGTAAAAGTTTTTTTGACGAAGACACTTATATAGTTAGTGAAGATCAAATATTTCTTTATAAGTCAAAAGATAAGTGGAAAGCTTGTGATGGTTATTGTTTTGTTCAACCAATAAAACAAAGAAGTACGCTAGCTGAAGATAAAGAAGAAGAGTGTATTGGTATAGTTAAGTATACTGACGGTATAAATAAAGTTGGTGAGCTTGTTGGCTTTACACCTTTTTCAACGTATGAGTTTGTTGTTGATAATACTAAGCTATACCGTGTTTTAAATAAATTTATTACAATTAAATATGAGTATCAAGGAAACGAAGAAGTTTATAATCCAAGCTGGGCACAAAGCAGTTAAAGAGTTAATTAAAGTTGCTGAAGAGCAAATAATAACTAATACTGAAGATGATGTTTCTGCTGACAGATTAAAAAACGCAGCTGCTACTAAAAAGCTAGCTATATTTGATGCTTTTGAAATACTTAATCGTATACAAGAAGAAGAAAATATATTAGAAGGTAAAGAGCCTGAAGATAAAAAAGAAAAAGTGTTTAAAGGCTTTGCTGAAGGAAGATCTAAGTAATGTACGAACAAACGCTATATAAGATTGTTGAACCTATTAAGAAGACTACATTGAGTCGACTTAATAAATCTAAAAAATGGAAATATGGATATAATAAAGAACACGATATTATCGTTATTAGCAAAACTGGAAAAGTTGGACAAGTGGTGGAGATTCAAAATTTGCGAATTGGGCTGCCGCTTGAACCGAAATCAGTGTATGTGCCTGCCAAAAACAAATGGCAAAAAATAGATTATCCTAAAGAATTAGGTAAATTAAAAAATATATTTGACTGGAGAGCATATCCTGAAGAAGCAAAAGATCAGTGGTATGATTACATAGATCAAGAATTTAAGCGTCGTGATGAAGGCTTTTGGTTTATGAATAATGACAAGCCAACATACATAACAGGTAGTCATTATATGTATCTTCAATGGAGTAAAATAGATGTTGGTGCTCCTGATTTTAGAGAAGCTAACAGGTTGTTTTTTATATTTTGGGAAGCTTGTAAAGCTGACAAGCGCTGCTACGGTATGTGTTATTTAAAAAACAGACGTAGCGGCTTTTCTTTTATGAGCTCAGCTGAAACCGTTAACTTAGCTACTATATCAAGTGACTCTAGATATGGAATACTATCTAAAAGTGGTGCTGATGCTAAAAAAATGTTTACCGATAAAGTTGTACCAATATCTGTCAACTATCCGTTTTTCTTTAAACCGATACAAGACGGTATGGACAGACCTAAAAG